GGAAGAGCCACAGAAGGTATTGATTCTGTCCTCTGACAAAGACTTCAAACAGTTACAGTTGTTCAACAATGTGAAGCAATGGTCTCCAATGCAGAAGAAATATATCACAGCAACACATAAGGAAATTATTGAACATAAGATCGAGCATATTGTTAAGGGTGATACTGGTGATGGTGTGCCAAATATTTTAAGCAAAGACGATGTATTCATGAAAGGCGAACGACAAAAACCAATGAGTGCTAAACGACTCCAAGAGTTCTTTGAGAATGGATTCAAAGCCTGCAAGAATGATGAAGAACGACGCAACTGGCAACGCAATGCAACTCTTGTTGACTTTGACTTCATCCCTTCAGATGTTTCAGAAGATATCATTAACGCATACATAAATACACAACCGAGTGGTGATAAGATGACTATCATGAATTATTTGATTGAACATCGTTGCCGTTTACTATTAGACGAACTAGAGGATTTTTAATGAAACAGTATTTGACAGAGATGCTTAAAGAGATCAACGATGATCCTAAGACAATTGAGAAACACAAAGATGAATTTTTATTGAAGGTATTGTTCGCACATAACTTCTTACCATCCCACAAGATGCTTCTTCCAGAGGGAGAACCACCTTTCAAACCTGCCGACCAACCAGTTGGAATGTGTGACACAAACTTGTTTCTTGAAGCAAAGAAAATGTATGTGTTCATGCGTCAAGACTTGAAACCAATCAAGAGAGAATCTCTGTTCATTGGTTTGTTGGAAGGTATCCATCCTACTGAGGCAGCAATTCTTATTGCAGTTAAAGACCAGAAGTTGCAGAAGATGTATCCAAAGATTACATGGAAACTTGTATCTGATGCTGGAATCATTCCTGCATTGGCACAATGGAAAGAGCAACCTGCAAAGAAATAACGATTGACTTGCAACAGTGAATGTAGTATAATTATATTATGAACGATTCAGTTAAAACAGTGATAGACCATTTTGCGAAGAGAGTATTCGATATTCAATTTGCAGACATCCATGTCAACGCTAAAAAGAAAGCAGTTGATATTGATTGTAGGATCGTGTCAGACTTCATCTCTTGCGAGAATGAATTTTGTTCTCATGCCACTCCACATATACTTGGAAACTGTAAATGGTGGAGTGAGGGAGCAATTCAAAAGTTTGAATCACTGGAAGGAACTAAGCGTCAGCGAAGAGAAGCATATCAGGATGGCAAACGAATGTTCAACATTGAACACCAGTATCCTCTTGGTATCATTAAGGACAAGGTAGTTAAGAAAGCATTTAAGTCAGTTGAGCAAGTAAAAGACTATTTTATTCGATACAATAAAGTAGTTATTGTCACAGCTGAAGAGAATGCAAAGTTGAATGCTAACCACAAGACTGCAGCTACAATCCAAGAAGCACGTACTCGATACAAACAGAATGGAATAGTTGTTCGTAGATTTGATATGAATGGTATACAATAGGAGAATATATTATGCCAAATTGGTGTTACAACAGTGCAACATTGCACCATGATGACAAAGCGAAGATTGATGCTTTTGAAGCAGAGTTGGAGAAAGAAGATAATCAACCACTGAATCACTTGCGACCAAACCCTGCTGGTGAGTGGGACTATGGTTGGTCAGTTGATAATTGGGGTACAAAGTGGGATGTTTCCATTATGGATTGGGAACGAGAAGATGATAACACTATTGTCATGCACTTTGATTCTGCTTGGTCTCCTCCAATTGCACTCTATGAATTCTTAGAAACAGAGGGTTGGTCTGTCCGTGCAATGTATCATGAACCTGGAATGGGATTCGCTGGTAAATTCGAAGATGGATTTGATGACTACTATGATTTTGATTATACAGATCGTGAATCAATTGAAAATCTACCAGAAGAAATTATTGACTTCACTAATGTTCTTGAAGACTTGGAACGCTATGAAGAAGAACAGTTCGAAGAAGAACTACAAGAGTTGGAACGCACTGATTGGTTTGATGTTAGCGTAAACCCTGTTCGTGTTGGTCGTTACGAAGTTGAGACTGAGGCTTGGCCATATCCACAATACTCAAATTGGGATGGTGAGAAGTGGGGTCGTTGGGATGGCGATGATGCAGTCATTACTAAATGGCGAGGACTCGCTGAAGAGTACTGGGATGCAGTTGCAGCATTAGATAAGATTATCGAGGATTCGAAAGTATAAAGTGAAGAAGTTTGCTATATTATGGTTGTTGGTTTGCGTCAATGCTTACGCAGATGTTTCGTTTGGAACTGGCGAATCAGAAGACTGTAATATAGCGAAAGCATTTGCTGTCAATGATGCCATTGAACGCTATGCTGAGAAAGAGTTTGAAGTAAAGAAACAACATATTTGTAAGGAACGAAATGCAGAAGGCATTGAGTGCGAATATGTTCAGAAGACTGAGATTGAATCTGCTGGTACTTTAAAGAAAGTATTAAGCGAGAAGGTAAAACAGAAGAAAGATATCTGTGTTGTTGAAGTTAAGATTGAACTTGACCAAAGCAGACCACTGGCAGGAGACATTGAGAATGCCAGTAACTTTGCATACGATGGACAAAAATATCCATTTGATGTGATCACTAAAGAGCCAATGTATGTATACTTGTTCAGTGTTTACGGTGACAAGATGCATATGATGTATCCTTATGATGGAATTAAGAGCAATCTCTTAGATGGTAAGTTGACATTACCGAATGGTATCTGGTGGCAAGCGGACATTATGTCTGATGCCAAAGAAAGTAAAGATACACTGATGGCTGTCTTCACCAAATATAAGATTACTTTTAGAAGCAGTATGACGAGAGATGAGATTTATCGACAGATTTCGTCAGTGCCTATTAATGCTAGGCGAGTGGTTTACCACAATTTTGTTATTAAACGGAGAACTTGAAATGAAATATATTATGACTTGTGTAGTGGCATCTATGGTATTGTTATCTGGATGTTCAACCCTAAAGGGAGATCCCAACAAAACAGTTGAGATCCCTGCCAATAAACTCGATAACATTCCTCAATGGTATCTTGCAAAAGATCCAGATGACACGAAGTTTATCGTGGTCACTGCAACTGATGTATCGAAAGATATGCAGTTCGCCATCGACAAAGCAACACTCAATGCCAAGATTCAACTTGCAGCAAGATTGAAGACAGATGTTGACTCTGTTACTCGTGAGTCCACACTCGAAACTGCTGGATCAGGTTCGGCTGTTGAACGAGAGATCGATCGTGTATCAAAGGTTCGTGTAAAGCAAGCCATTGGTATGTTCAAACGTGAGAACAGTGCCGTGTTCAAAGAGGGTGATGTATATCGTGCATATGTGCAGTTTAAGATTGCAACAGAAGATGCGCAACGATTGACTCAGCCAGTTGGTAAGAACAAGAATCGTGAAGAAAGAATGAAAGAGTTGGATGATGAACCAAAAGTATCTACAGTTCAACCAAATACATTCCAACTCTTACCAGTTGAGAACGAAGAATATAAGAAGCGTCGTGAAGAAGCAATGAAGAAACCTGGAGCCGTAATTGGACAGGCAGTGGTGCAATGAAACAAAAATGGATTGATGCATTTATGGACACTGCGACTAGGTTCGCAGATTTGTCCAGTGCAGTTAGGTTGAAGGTCGGTGCGGTTATCGTTAAAGATAATCGTATCATCTCAATTGGTTACAATGGAATGCCAGCTGGGTGGACTAATGAATGTGAATATCATGTAAGTGAGTATAATGATATTACAAAATCTTGGTATCCTACTGGTGAAACAAAAACGAAAGATGAGGTTATTCATGCTGAAGCGAATGCTATACTCAAGTTGGCTCGTGATGGGGAGAGCGGAAATGGTAGTAGTCTATTTTGCACTCATGCTCCTTGCATACACTGCGCTAAACTAATTCACGGAGCAGGTATTACTAAAGTTTACTATCGCAATTCTTACCGAGATGACGATGGTTTATCTTTTTTGCAAAAATGTCAAATAAATGTTGAAAAAGTTGACTTTAATTCAATAATGAAGTAAGATCTTGTCTAAATAGATTACTGTCTGAAAAACCTTACAAGTTGTAGGGTTATCCAGATAGTGCTTGACAAATAACCAAAGGTGTAGTAGAATTCAATCATGAACTTAAGAAATATATCCAAAACGATGCAGAAACATCTCCCGCTATTAAGTGGCTGGACATGCTCACGCACATCATTTGGATATAATGCGATTGAGGATTCTGGGGGTTTGGCAAGTACATAACTGATACACGCAGTTTACTTACCAAACCCTCTGAGATGAAAATCCAGAGGGTTTTTTGTTTTATAGCCATCGTGCTAAAATGTTCTTTTACAATTCAGGATTCTGTTGGGGGTTGGTGTAGTGGTAGCACACTTGACTTTGACTCAAGTAGTACAAGTTCGATTCTTGTACCCCCTGCCATATAAAAACACATCAGTACCGAAAAGGTTCATGTGGGAGAAATCTCAAGGTTTGTGATCTTGGTGTGTTTTTATATGGGAGTATAACTTAATGGTAAAGTAGCTGGCTTTTAACCAGCAAATCAGAGTTCAATTCTCTGTGCTCCTACCAAAGTTACTATGGTGTTCTTAGTGTAGTGGTCTGCACATCTCGCTGTGACCGAGATAGTATGAGTTCGATCCTCATAGAACACCCCATGCTGGTTTAGCTGATGTGGTCATAGCGGTGGTCTGAAGAGCCATTGAAAGTAGTTCGATTCTACTAGCCAGCACCAAAGATTAGTCCCGATTAGCTCAGAGGTAGAGCAATCGCTTGATAAGCGATAGGTGAGTGGATCGTTACCACTATCGGGAACCAAGTTATGGAAAGTAATGCAGCGGTGATGGTACTGCGACCAGCCTTGAAAACTGGGTTCTGTAGAAATACGGATGGGGTTCGACTCCTCTGCTTTCCGCCAATAAATGCCTCGTTAACTCAGTGGTAGAGTGTCTCTTTTACACGGAGAAGGTCGGCAGTTCGAATCTGTCACGAGGTACCATGCGTCTTTAGTAAAATGAATATTACACATCGCTACGAACGATGAAGTGGGAGTTTGATTCTCTCAGGACGCACCAGAATTTAGAGAGTGGGCTGGATGGTAAGGCATCGGATTGCTAATCCGACGTTCAGAAATGGGCGAGTGGGTTCGACTCCCACACTCTCTGCCAGTATTGGGCTGATAGCTTAATGGTAAAGCAGTCGACTCATAATCGATTGAGTGTGAGTTCAATTCTCACTCAGCCCACCAATGCCCAGATGGACAAATTGGAAAAGTCATCTCTCTCAAAAGGAGAAATTCTGTGAGTTCGAATCTCACTCTGGGTACCAACTGTTGACTTGCAAGATTGTTTGAGGTATAATAGAGTCACTGCGAGTATGATGAAATTGGTAAACATAGAAGACTTAAAATCTTCCGCTTCGGCTTCCCAGTTCGAGTCTGGGTACTCGCACCAATACGGCTATAGTATAATGGATAATACAGTAGGCTTCTACCCTACGAATGTGGGTTCGATTCCTGCTAGCCGTGCCAGAATAAAGGATGATATGAAAGATCTAAAAGATTTTATAATGATTTATGATACGGTTTTACCAGAAGATGTTTGTAAAGCATCAGTGGAAGATTTAGAAAGTAGAAGTTGGAATAAACATTT